TCGGCAGCAGCACGAGCTTCTTCATCTTTAAATGGATTGAATACAGCACCATTTTTATTAAACAAAGCAACAGTATCAGGTTCAAATTGATAACTTCCCATAGCTTTAGTATTTTTTTCTACTGCATAAGGATCATTAGAGCTTTCTGTTTGTTTTAAATTATCAAGTAATTTAGCAGGTGTGCCATAGCTTTTATTAACATCAAAGTCAGAATATTTAGGTGAAGCAGATTGACTTGATTTAGGGCTATAACCTAAAGCACTATTAACCTGACTATCAATACTACTACCATCTAAATTCTGTAGATCGTCCATGTTATTGACCTTGTATTAATTGTTTCATTTTTGCCATACGAGTAGTTAAATCTTTATAACCTTGTGATTTAGTACCGCCTACACTCTTAACAACATCTCTAATAGCAGCGTTATCATGGTTATTAAGTGCATCATACAGTCTTAATGAATTAACATCAGCAGTTGTAGACCATTGATTTTGAAAATCACGAGCAGCGAATGGATTACCTGTTCTTTGTACAGCATTTTCTACACCACGATTAAATAAATCAACACCGCTAGACAATGCTCTATTAGTTCTTGCTACCGCTTTCAAGCCATCTTTAGTAAATGTTGTACTACCTGAGGCTTGAGATTGTAAATCACGGCCAGAATCAGTACCTAGTCCTGCTTGATTAGCTAATATAATAGAGTTTTGAGCAATATAATGACCTAACTTATCAAAGTTAGCAGCATTATCAGAAGTCCAAGGTAAACCAGCAAAGCCACCACCAAGATTTTTCATTATTTGTGCGCCAACACCAGTATTTGTTTCATCAGCTAATTTAATAATTTGATTTGCGCTATCTTGTTGCACTCGGACAGTACTTGCTGCTTTATTAGCATTGTTACGTAAATCAGTTACAAAAGCCATTGATGCTGGCGTTTCACCTGGTGGTATTGTCATTTGTGGTGGTTGTTGTGTTTGAGTACCGCCAATGGCTTGAGGTTGACCAATACCACCTTGAGGGGTATTAGGTATAAATACTTTGTTACCATAAATATCAGTAGAGTAAGTACCTAATGGTTGTCTAGGATTAAGAACTTGATCGCCACCAGTTTGTTGATATGCTGAAGTTGTGCCTTGATATGGATTAATATTAAATGCTTGACCAGCAGCATTAACTGCTGTTTGCCCTGCAATAACTCCAGTTTGTTCTCCACCACTTAATCCTTGAATATGCCTACTTTTATAATACGCTTGCAAACCACCAGGATTATTAGTAGCTACATCAATATAAGGTTGTACTAATTGACTTGCTTTATCTGCATCAATGCCAAGCTCTTTACCTTGTTTAATTCCCCATTCAGTAGTGTTATTAACTAATTGTTGTTTTTCTTTATCCGTTAATAACTCAGGTGATTTTGCAGCTTTCGTAACTAAGGGGTCAAATATTCTATTAACAAAACCATTGGCAATTCCAGCTTGTTGTTTTTCTGCTAAAGTTTGAGCTGCCGAAGTAGCCCCTGTTTCTGCTGTACTAGCTTGAGATATAGCTGACGATATTCTAGGTGCAGCCGTTTGTTCTGATACATCAGTTTCTGCTTGTTGTTTTCTTACAGCTAATGGATTAATTTGTTGCGCTTGTTTATACGCTTGTGCCGAAGTAGCAACATTCATTAAATCGCCTAATGTCATTTGTGCTGGTGGTTTTAAGTTACCTATTACGCTTGCATCTAAGCCTGCCATTTTATTCTCCTAACAAAGCATAATTAACAGTTTTATAGCCTAATCTCATGCCAATAGCTTCTGGTATTAATTTTTCTACTTCATCAGCCATAGCACCTGTAGAGTTTTCACCCCATAGATATGTCCAAGAATATTTATTAAGACCATTTAAGTATTGACCAATTTTAACAATATTTGTTTTTAATCGTCTATCTGAATATTGACTAAAATCCATGCCACCACCAGGTGATGGTTGATTAAACTGTTGATCGCCCATAATTGATGTGCTTGGTGTATAAGGAGCATTACTTGGTGTGGTTATATTATTTTGATTACTTAATAAACCATATAAAGCTCCTGCATTACCTACACCAGTTACACCACCACTATACGCATTTGCTGCACCAATAGTTCCTGCTGCTTCAGCATTAGCAATACCTTGAGTAATATTAGATATTTGTGTGCCTACACCTATTTGAGCATTAGCTGAACCTGTTACTGCATTTGCACCTAAACCAGCTAATCCTGAATTTGCATTATAGATATTAGTCCGTTGTGCTTGATAATTATTAAATGCGTTTTGATAAGCATTACCTGCATAACCTTGAGTATAGTCTTGTAAGCCTTTCATAGCATTACCGCCTACTAAGCCACCAGTAGCATTAGCTTGAGCTAAATTACTTTGCTGACCTTGTCCTAATTGAAACGCATAATTAGGAGCTATATTGGCATTTAAGTCAGCATTACTAAATTGATTAGTTAAATATCCTGATTTAGCCATATCACTAAGATTAGTTAAACCTTGTGCGCCTACATCTTGATATGGTTGATATAATTTAGATACATCTTTACCAACACCAAGTAAAGCTGCCTGTGCGGCTGCTCCTGCTTGAGCTTGAATGCTTGCGGCATCTGTAGCAGCACCTGCACCTATTATTCCACTAACTATACTTGATCCACCAATTGCTGCGGCTACCCATGTCATATCAAATCCCCTTTAAAGCCGTTATTTGGCTTTCAATTAACTTATTACTTGAATCAAACAATGCCATATCGTCTGGCTCAATTAACTCTGCTTCAATCTCATCTAAATCAGTTTTATCAGTTTTATGAAAAGTAATACCTATTGCATCTGTCTTTGCATACGTTACTCTTTTAGTGCCAGGCTTGCTTGCAATTATATCGCCAGCAGTCAATGTTTTCATACCATTTTCTGTCCAAACAATAATCTCACCTTTAGCACATAAAAAGAAATGATCTTTAAGATGTACTTTGCCTACAATCAATGTGCCAGCAGGTCTAGTTAATTTGCGACAATACATACCACCTGAAAAATAATGTTCAGTATCTAATTCAGCTTGTGGCATTTTAACCATTTCAGATTGCAGTTTTTCTATTTGCTCTCTAGTAGGTGTTTTTAATTGTTCTGCAATATTAGACATTATAGTACGGCACCTTATAAGGTTTACCTGCTACTGATATATTAATAAAACCTACAGGCTTTGCAGGTAGATTAGCTGTACCTGTTGTTGCTGTAGGTGCGCTAGTAAAGTTTAACAAGTTAAGAAAAAACTGTTGCCATGCACGAGATGGCCTTTTAGTTTGAGCATCTAAAAATTCAGTTTGTGGGTAAGGATTAGTCTGACTGGTGCCATATATACCATTAGACATTATGATTCCCCTTCTGAAGCCTTAAGATTAGCTGAAATAATAACTGCTTTAACTGGGTCAGTTACTACTACTTCAAATATTCTATCTCGTGCCCAACCTAATCTGCGCCATATTGCACGATTCTTATAATGACCTATCTTACCTATTGTTGTCCAATGTTCATTAGACCATGTGCTACCACCATCATTTGACCATCTAAGCATAGCTTGTGGGTCAGTAAGAGGTGTATTAGCATTAACTTGTGGTATTAAACTAAGCTCAATATATACTGTTACACCATTAGCTACTACATAAGTAGTACCATTGTTAATAATTAATGGGCTTTGTATGCCATTAGAAATAGCACTTGCAGTACCTAATATACCAACACCAGGTTGAAACTGTATTTGTAATTCATCAAAGTATTGGCGTTGTAAATCTGTAACTAAATGAGGGCATCTTCTTAATCTTCTAACTTCTACACCATCATCTGTATATGTATCAGGATCAAGTTTATAAATATGCCCATCTGCATAATCACCTACTACAACTAATCCTTGAAATACCGCACTACAACTACCTGTGTACATATTGTATTGACCAGTTAATGGATCAGTTGCTAACCATTTATGCCACATACCTGTTGTAATATCATATACCCAAGTTAAATTAATAGTAGGAAAACTTACAACATAACACTCATGTCCTTCTAATTGATATGTCCAAGCTATTGCATCACCTACATACTTATTAACTAAAGTATTTTCTACAGCATGAGTTGATATGCGTTGTGGTATATAACCATTCATTTGCATAATTTCAGATTGCCCACGTTGATTTCTTGAAACGTAAGCAAAAGAATTGCCTAATCTTGATACTGAAGATTTTGCAGCAATTCCATGTTGTGTTGATGTACCTGGTATGCGTTGAAAAGCAAAAGGGAATGTACCTACATCTACCCATACTTCTGAAGAAGTTTCACCTAATAAATAAACTTCTCTATGATCTACAATCAATGTAACTAGATTATCAGGTGCGCCATCTTTAGATGAAAAACTTAAAGGCTGACTAATAGGAGATAAAGGATTAGTTGCTCCCCATTGTTGAGTATTAGGGTTATTATAAACAAAGTAATTATCTACAATATCTACTGAAGTAGCTCCACTAAATGCACCATCTGTACTAGGTAATACACTAAAGTTAAGCGCATATAATGTTTCTGAACTTACAGTTTGTGATGCACTTACAACATAATTACCTGTACTGCCTGAACCTGTACCAAAAGTAAGCGTTAATGTTAAGTTTACACCTGCACCACTACATGAAGTTGAAACAGGGTTTGTAGGTAATGAAGTATAAGCACCTGCATTAGTCATTGTTAAACCTGTTACTACACCTGCTGATACTGTAGATACAATATAAGTTGCTGGCGTTGTACCATAAACCCCACCTAAAACTGTAATTACATCATTTACGTTATAACCTGTGCCACCAGTTGTTATTGTTTGACTAAGAACTGTGCCACTACCTAAAGCAGTAATAATTGTACCTGCCGTTACTCCAACACCTTGGATAGTCTGTCCAGGATATAAGGTGCCTGTAATAGCTGTAACAGTAAGTGTGGTACCTGAAATTGAACCTGTTAGCGTTGCAGCTACAGCAGCACTATTCATTACTTCTGAAGTTTCAGTTTGTGAAATATTAACTGTATAAGTACCTGGGCCACCACTACCACTACCTAAAGCAGTAATAACAGTTTCAGCAGTTAAACCTACACCAAACAAAGATTGACCTACACCAATACTACCACTTTTTAATAAAGTAACAGTTAAAGTTGTACCTGATATTGAGCCTGTAAATACTGCACTAGCAGGGTTTGATATGCGCCATGTATAACGATATGAACCATCAACTATATAAACATTTAATCCATTATCAGTAATTCCTACCATGCCAGAATTAGAATTTAAAGTACCTATTAATGTAGGGTTAAAGTCTGAAGCCATTACATAGACATAAGGGCCACATACTGCTACTAAATAATTGCCACCTGATACAGTTCTCATGCCTCGTACTTGAGCTTGATTTTGTAATAAAATTAATGATTGCAAACCAGGTGTTGGATATAAAGCAACAATACCTCTACTTGCTGCTGAAGTTGCACTAGCAGGGGATTTTAATGGGTCAATTTCAGGACGCCAGTTAATACACTCCTGTGCATCTTGGTAGATACTAGGTGCTTCATAGCTAGGACCAACAAAGCCAAAATCTGACATTTAATCACTTTCCTTATAAGAATCACCACGTATTAAAGTTTTCATACATAAATTAGCGGAATATGTCAACTGAAGAAGCCCCCACTCAAAATCCACCCTGCGTCACGGGCTCTGCTAACTAACATAGAGCTAGGATAACTAGCAGAAGCAATAGGCTTCATGTTATTACGTTTAATCGTAGATTTAGATTCTTGTGCGTATTGATTAATCATGCCTATTTGTATTTGTGAGGCTTTGCCATACATAGGCATCAATCGTTCTGCTAGATTCCATCTAAGAGCCATTGAGTAACCTTGAGGTAGAGCAATTTCATCATACAAATTAGTATAGTTACTAAAGATTGTACTTGAGAATATGTGCATCTCACCTTGAGCAGGGTTTGGCCATACAAATACATTACCTGTTACAGCGTTAGGATTGTAATAAAGTGCTTTAGGCCAAGGGCCATTAAGTGTTTTTAAGCCAATCTGATTATAATTCTCTAAAGCTAAAATACTGACTTGATAATCTAAACCACCATTTAAAACAGGTTGGCCGTTACTTTGAGTGTTTACCCTTACGTATGCTTGGTCAATGTATAAAGGCTTCTGGTAATAGCCTGTAATTGATTGTGAAGCTATTGGTGTTTGATAAGGTATGTTTAATTCATATGTACCTATTTCATTTACGTTGCCACCTGCACCTGTTAAGAATTGAACAATCTTAGTTCCTGCTGTAATGCCTGCACCTTTTAATGTTTGACCTTGTGCAATTGCGCCACTTGTTATGCCTGTTACTGTAAGAATATTACCTGTAATTGAACCTGTAAATACTGAACCAATAAAGTTTGCAGTAGAGGGTGTAGGGCCTATCGTGTATTGAACTTGACCTGCAATAAGAGGGAAGATAATTTCAGTCGTATTGTAGACCATCATATCTTCATTAGACCATTGATCTACTAAATCATTGAGCATATCAAAAGCATCTTGTGTGGCATCAGGTGTTGGTGTTTCGCCTGATTCTAATGCACCAATATCTTTTAATGCTCGTGAAATAATCTCTAGTGGCATTGTCATAATAGTTCCTTATGTAGGCGTAAATACTTGTGGCAACCAAGGTGCAACAACAGTACCATTAGTTTTTATTTCATTTAATTGTTCTTCTAAGCGAGATTTTATTATATTTACACCATCTCTCATAGTTTCTTTTTCAATCCATGATACAACCATTTCTTCTGTTACTTCTGCAAAAGGCATAGTTACAGGATAATTGAACCACCAGTTTCCCTCTGTTTCTACTAATCTATCATCTTCACTTGCTGTTACATAGTATTTAGCATGAGTGATTATCTCATTCTCAGCAGATATTTCTAATATTTTCCATACGTAATTAATCATTTTAATGCCTTCCATATTCAAAGCCACTTGCATGATCTGTATTAGGTAAGCCTACATGATAACCAATAGCTGAACTTGCATCTGTCTGAAAACGACAATGAATTGCTATTCTGCCTGATTGCTTCCAACCAATCCCACCTTGAAACAAGTGTGTAGGACTAGCACGTAGTTGCATAAAGAAAGCAAAGGGTAAGCCAAACCTTACAAATACACACGCATTAGCATACTGCCAATTTGTCGGTACTATTTTAGGGATAAATGACCACTTACCCTCTACTGTAAATAACCAAGCAATACCGATTGTTTTAATCCATGTATCGTCTAAGCAGAATGGGAATAAATTTAATATTCCGTCATACCACTTTCCAAAGTTTTCTAAATGTTTAGCCATGATTAAACTGCACTCGTAGAAGCTAATAGATAATAAACTGTACCGCCAATATTAATTGCTACTTTGTTAGTAACAGTACCTAATACTGAAGCAGTTACACCTGTAGATGAAAGCATATTACCAGTTACTGTAGGTAAAGTAATAGTTGCTGTACCTGCTACTGCTGCTGGTGTTAGCGTACAGCTACCTGAAGTTGAACCATTAATCACTACAGTACCCATATTACCACCCAGCCAACGCAGAATAAGCCGTTGTACCTGTATCAGCATCAAACTCAGCTTTCTGTTCTGCTGAATAGTTACGGCACTTGCTACGTTTAAGTTCTATGACTACGCCATCAGCATCTAAGATTTCTTCAAGCCATGTAGCTTCTAGTGTGTTGGATTTAATGTCGTGTGTTACTGCTGCTAGATAGATCATGCTGTAGCTCCTTTAATGATTGCGTAGTTTATTTGTAATGCCTCAGATAAAGAGCCAGCAGAAATGTTAGTTACTCTTACGCCAAATTGTCCAGTTGTACCAACATACATGCATTCAATTCTGTAGTTAGATGGATTTATGCCAATATAAGTCGCAGTTAAAACAACAGTATCTGTTTGTGCTACTAAAGAATTTGTTACAACAAATGTAACGATTGCCCCAGCAGCCAAAGCAGCATTGTTCATCGTAATCTGACCAGTAGGCTTATTCAATGTAACGGCTGTACTCTTAGAAGTAGCTTGAGTAACCGTACCACCTGACCCTGTGCCGTAGCCTAGACCTGCTGGCTGAACTACAACTAACCCACCTAGTGCAGGTACAGCTACTTGCGCTACTCCTGATGTATAGAATCCAATGGGTCCATATCCACCTGCTGC